GTCGATGCGGTAGTAGTTGTATGCCGTGTAGTAGCGTGTCTGGCTGCCCTGGGGGCCGAATCCCGCTGGGCGGTCGCAGTACTGGTCGATTGCGCTTGACGCGGCGGTGATGAGCGTGTCCACGAGCGTATCCTCCGTCGTATCGCTGCTCGCGATTCCGAGGATTGCCTTCGCCTCTGCTCGGGTGGCGTAGTCGGTCATGATGCGTTGCCGATCTTCATGACGTAGCAGGTCTCGGTGCCTGAGGTGCTGACGGCGTAGAGTTTCGCGTTGGCGGGGAGGCTGATGTCTACGGTGCCGTCGTGATCGAATAGGAAGCCGTTGGCGGTGGTGACGTTGGCGCCCCCGAGGTAGATGCTGTGGGCCTGCTCTTTATGTACGAGCACGCGGCATCCGTCGGTGTCGGCCTGCACGAGCAGGGTCGGCGTCGTTAGTGCGGTGATCTGCGCGGTGGTGATCTCTGCCATCCCTTACCCCCTCTTTGCCTTGCGCCCCTTGCGCTCCACGGTGATTGTAGCGGTCTCTATGGCCTCGGGTGCGGCATCGCTAGACGGATGCTCCTCTCGGGGCTCTCCTACGAGGCTCCCGTACCCTGCGGCGGCGAGTTGGATCGCTTCGCTCCACGGTAGTTCTATTGTTCCGCCTGCGTACGGCCAGTCTACGCCGTTGCGCGTGCCGGTGATGTGGATGTTCATGCGGATCGTCTGGTACTTGTTGGCTGCCATCGCTCCCCCTCTCTATGCGGTCGGGGGGCGGGACTTCTCCCGCCCCCCTGCTCCGCCGCTATCTACCCTACTGGGTTAGACGTTTGCGCCCTTGAAGGACTTGACGGCGCTCGCCTGGGCGAGTCCCGTGGCCCCTCGGACCTGTACGCGGTACGTCACCAACCCGTTGGCGAAGGCGTACTCGTTCGATACTGCGACTTCGACGCCGCCCACGAGGAGGGTCTTGATCTCCTTGAGGTCGCCGAAGACGATGCTGAGCGCTTCGTCCCCGGTGTCGGCAAGTGCGCCTGAATACACTGGGAATCCGAGCAGCGTGTCTACGCCGCCCAGGTTGCCCGCCTCGAAGATCGGGCGGTTCTGGCTATCGAGCAACTTTCGGACGCCGCCGAGGGTTGCGTCGTTCATGATGAAGCCTGCGCCTGCTCCGCGGCGGTACTTCTGGTTTACCGAGTAGACGAGGTCTACGAGGTCGGCGTAAACCGGGGCCACTGCGGCGCCCTGCTTACCAACCGTTGCCGCAGCCGCGATCGCGGGGCCCGCGACTGCGCCGTGCGCGATTCCGACTTCCTGACCCGACTTCTCTGCGATCATCGAGGCGATGTCGAAGGCGGCATCGCGGACGAGTTCGTCCGTGACCTGAATCAGGGTGCCGTACTTCGCTGGCGTCAAGGAGAGGGACGACAAGGTGCCGTCTGACTCGCCGATGGCGCCCGCTTCGCTTACTGCCGCCGCGGTGCCGAGTGCCGTCACGCGTGGAAACTGGAAGTTATTGCCAGTGCTCACGCTGTAAAGGTCTACGACGCTCGCGTCAATGAATGGGTTTACCTGGCCCGCGACCACGTTCACCCGTGCGGCGATGCCGACTGGGTTGCCGAGTCCGGTGCTCTTTGTGACGTCGCGACGCTCGTAGTCAAAGACTAGGCGCCCGCCGTTGATTCCGATGCGTCGGATTTCTGACTCGTCGGTTGCGCGCTCTGTCTTCGCTGGCGCCTCGATGGCGACGGCGAATCGGGAGCGGGACTCTAGGGCTGCCTTCTCCGCGGCCTCGATCTTCTCGGCTGCGGCGATCTGGGCGGCCTTGGAATCCATGTCCGCAAACGCGCGATCCACGGTCTCGTTTTCCTCGGCGGTGAGGTCGCGCTTCGCCTCGGCGGCTGCCTCTAGGACTGCCTTTGCCGCGGCTGCTGCGCGCTGGCGCTCGTCGTGGAGCGCGTTGATGAGGTTCTCGCTCATGGTGTTTCCCCTTTCTCTATTCTGCCTATTGACCGCTCGGGTGTTCCCCTTCGCGTGACCCTCGTGGGGTCGAGGCGCTTGAGATCGGGCCTACGGTTATTCTCCGATGCGCTCCTTCAAGGCGAGCATCTTGGCCCGTACTGATGTCGGTACCACGACGCTCCCCTCGAACGCTGCGATGATAGCAGATGCGTCCTGCTCTGCAACCGTTTCGCCGCGTAGCCACGTGTGTACTGCCTTCCATAGTTCTTCCGCGTCTAGCCCGCGTCGCCTCGCGAGGTTGCGGACTGCGGCGAGCCCGATGGTGCCTGGGTACGCGGGCGTGTGCCCGGTGAGTAGGCTGACCTCGTGTAGCGCCGCTTCGTTGATGGTGCGGCGGTTGCCGTCCCACTCGTCGTCCATGACTCGGAAGCCGAACGACCAAGCGATTGCCTGGGGGTCGCGCTGCGCGAGTGCCAAGAGGTGATCGCCGATTGGGCTCTTGATGACATCGGCGGTGACTTGCAGGCCGCGCTCGTCCTGGCTGAGGCTTAGGCTCGTGGGCGTTGCGGCGAGCATCTGGCTTTCGTCATGCCCGTGTAGCAGTTTGACTACTTTCCCCGACGCTGCTACCTGACCGAGGCTGCGTGTGAAGGCGCCTGGGGCGATTTGCTCGATGAAGGGCATTGGGCTTGAGTCTGAGTTGAATAGCGCTGCGTAGCCGATGATCGTCCGGGCCTCCGTGTCTACGCGGAGTTCCCCCGTGTGGGCGCGTACCTCGACCTCGCCCTTTACGACGTCGTAGTTGGGCGTCTCTGGGGTTGCCGGTGTCTCCTCTGTTGCGGTTCGCTCTGCTTCGTTGTCCATTGCCGTCACCACCCTTTCTGCGTACTCATACGCGCGGCGCGCTTTTTCGGTCGTATCGCCGCTGCCCCATAGCAGGTGCGCGACCTGCCCCGCGGTGGGGCGCTCCGCCTCTGCGATTGGGCTGACGCCCGCTAGGTCGCTGAGGTGGCGCGCGATCCACGCTCTCATCCTACGCCATTTATCCTCCGTTGCGCGACCCCGCGCTAGGTCTCGGGCCTCGGTGATGGTGTTGGGGCGGAGCCCGTCGCCCTTGTATTCCAGTAGGTCGAGCCCCCTGATGGCGTTTTGGCGCATAAACTGGGGGACGCTTAGATCCGCGCGAGTGTCTGAGAGCCCGTCGCCAGTTTCGTTTTGGGGCGTTTTTTCGGCATCGTTAGACGGATTGCCTTCGGCGCGTACGCCGCTGAGTGTCTCCGCAGATTGCGAGATGTCGCCTGGGGTGTCTGCCCTCTCTGGGTCGTCGTCTTCGTCGTCGTCGTCTTCGTCGTCGTATGCCCGTGGGAACATGGTGACGGTCTCGTCTGGGGTCATGCCGTGGATGCCCAAGGCGGTTGCCATCTCACGCACCTCTGGGTCGTCGTCTACGGCGTGTGACCCCTCCGTGCCGTACTGCTCTGCGAGCAGGCCGTACTTGTATTCCTTGAACGCGAAGCCGGTTGCGAAGGGCGTGCCCTCGAAGTCGTTTAGATGCACCTCCTCTACGCCTGCGAGCCCGTGCTCTTGTAGCCATGCTCGGGTCTCCTCTAGTCGGTCGATGCTCCGCGCGCTGACGACGATGATTTGATACTCGCCGCTCATTACGGCATTGTTGAGCGCGTCGATGACTGGTTGGTTGGGGGTGTCGCCTGACGTAGTGAGCGTGCCGTCTACGTCTACGATGATCATGCTCATATGCCGCTGATCCTTGCCGCCTCATCGGGGGTCATGCCCGCTTTGATGAGTGTGTCGTAGATGTTGGCCTTACCCTGCGTCTCCGCCGTGCCCGCCGGTGCGAAACCAAGTTGCATGCGGTAGATGCCGCCCTGCCCGTCGGGTAGCGGTGGTAGGTCTTCGATGCGTCGGGCCTCGTCTACGCTGATCCATCCGACGTTGATGGCGCTCGCGAGGGCGTCGTATCTGCTCTTTGTGTCGGCGCGTAGCAGCCCCTCTACGTTGAAGCGGATGTATGTGTCGCCGCCTGGGATTAGTCGGGCGAGTCCCGTCTCTAGCCTGTCTAGGATTGGTTTGATGGTGAAGGTGACGTACTCCTGCGCTTGTAGTTCGACTGACGCGTATGATACGGCGCCTGGCTTGAGGATGCCGAGCAGATGCGCGGGTACGCGGAAGATGCGTGCGATTTCCTCCACTTGGAAGCCGCGTAGTTCTAGGAATTGCGCCTGCTCTGGCGTGATGCTGATGGCGTCAAACTTTGCGCCGCCCGTAAGGACGGCGATGCGGTGTGCGTTGCCGAGCCCTTCGTGGTGTCGGGCGAAGTTGCGGCGGATGCTTGTCGCCTGCTCCTCCGTGAGGTCGCCGGGGACGTTTACGATCCCGCTGGGCGTGGCGTTCTGACCGAAGAATCTGCCGCCGTACTCCTCCGCGGCGATTGCTACGCCGTAGGTTGCCTTCAGGTGGTCGATTGGGCTGAGGCCGCGGTGGAACCCTGGCAATCGGAATAGCGGGATGTGGATGATTTCGTCCTGCGTGTATGTTGCCTTCGCGCCGGCTGGCGTCGTGACTTCGTACACTGGTACTCCGTCTACGCGCGTGACGGTGATGGCGCGCGGCGCGAGTACGTCGAGGAATACGGGTGCGCCGCTGCTATCGCGCGTGACGGCGATGAAGGCGTTGCCGTCGGTGAGTAGGCTCGCGACGATTTGGCTGATGAGTTCTACGCGTGTGACGCTCTTGTCTGGGCTCGGGTTCTCGATCCATGACGGCTTAGGTCGTAGCGGTTGTCGTAGCCCATTGGTCTTCTGGAAGGCGTCGAGCGGGAGCCCCCCTACCGTGTCGCTGATGAGCCGGATCGCTGCGTAGACGGCGCTGATCTGGGTGGCGCGATCCTGGTTGATTTCCACGGGTGAATACTGCCCCGGTGGGCCGTCGAAGAATCTGTCGATTCCGATTGCGCGCTGCTCCTGCCTACCGAAGATGCGGTCAATGACGCCCATTAGGCCTCCCTGTTTTCGGTGGCCCCGATTGGTGGGGCGCTCCTCGGGCGAGGGTACCATACCGCTCGCCTCTTATAGCGTGATGAAGTCTACCGCGGCGCGTGGTCGGTCGTCATCCGCGATGATCTGATTGGCGCGGGCTAAACCGAATACCGCCGCGACGGCTAGGTCAATCTTGCGCCCCCCTTTATCTTTGGTCAAGCGGGTGCCGTGGCGGTCGGTCTTGATTGCGGCGTTGGCGACGTGCCGCGCGAGGCGCGCGTCGCCGCTGTGTCGGAGCCTTTTGGTCGTGACGGCGTCGTAGAAGGCGCTCGTGGCGGGCGTCATGCGTGCCGCGTGTTGCGGAAACTCCGTGATTGGGAGGCCCTCCCCTGCGAGGATTTGTAGGCTGCGCGCCCATCGGAAGGGGTCGGCGGTGATCTCTCGCACCGTGTGGGTGCGGGCGATCTGGCGGATGCGCTCCTCTACTGCGTCGATGTCTACCCGCCAGTGCTCGTCGTCTAGGGGGCGCTCCCATAAGCCCATCACGTCGATGAGTCCATCGCTGAGGCGGATGCCGATGAGGGCGGTGCTATCGTTGGAGAACGAGCCGTCTAGCGCCAAGATGATGGCGTCGCCTGGGCGGATTTGATCCTCCACTGCGCAGGCCTCCCACGCCCCGCTTGGGAGCCACGCCTGCACGCTCGCGACCCATTGGTTGAGGCGCTTCGTGCGCCACTCGTTTTCGGGTGTTCGCATGATGGCGCTGCGGAAGTCGTCGGCGCTTACGATGTCGTCGTAGCCGGGGTTGGC